GGTAATGCCATTGAAATTCCTCCCTAAATGCTAGTCATCACGCGGTACGCGGATGTTCTTCTTCGCTAACTCCATCGCTTCGCGCACGGACATTTTCTTAGGATCAGGGCCGGTGTAAGCGCCTTTGGCAGCGCCGGTCGGAGGTTCAGTGGAGGCAGCCGCTTTCTTTTGGATGATCTGCAAGGCTTCGGCTTTTCCCTTTTCGTAATACTTTTGAGAAATTCCCTTGGCCCAACTATACGCTTCGTTTAATTTCTGAGCATATTCGTCCGCTCCGATCCCTTTATTCGGGTCAATCGAAAGCTGCAAATAGCCCGTAATCAAACGATCATCATCCAGTGAGTAGAAGTCAGGTCGGACGGGTTTGCCATCTTTGCCGACTTCGGTCGCAAATTGATCGACATAGGATTCCGCGTCTTTAACAGACAGCTTCTGTTCCAGTTGTTCGATCTTCTTCTGCGATTTCTCGCTGCGATCCGTCACCACTTTTTCAATCAGAGACAGAAAATCGTCTTTGGATTGGAATCCTTTTGTGAATTCTTCGTCCGATATCTTCTGCCCTAATGTTTTCTCCGCTTCCGCCTTCTGTTCCTTGAAATCAGCCTTTTGCTCTTTGGTCGCGCCACTCCACCAATCTCGAAAGTCAGATCGGGAAGAGACTTTGTCAAAGGCATCAGCTTTTTTCCGCATGTCTGCGATGGGCTGCAACTTCTTGGTGTAATCAGACTGCATACTTTTGTAAACAGCCTGAAGCTCAGGAGGCAAAGTATTGGGATCTATAGAACTAAAACTTTCCTCGGCGGGTGCGCTTTGCGCCTGAGTGCTGGCCGCTTGCCCGTTTTGGTCAGAGGTTCCAGTCGAAGCAGGCGCAGATTGCCCTGTAGTGGGTTCTGCGACGGCTGTTCCTGAATTGCCTCCTATTAGATCGTCTGACATAGTGTTTTCTCCTTATGGAACATGACTTTCTTGTGTCGTTACGACCGCTCCACTTTTCGATGGAGTTTTTAAATCGGGATGTTCTTTAGCAGTCATGGCATCGGTGTCCGGTTTGACGGAAGCCACATGCATGACTGAACGGCCATCGTTGTGCTGCGAATGAATGTGGCCTTCCAGACGCACCGAAAGTTTTTCTCCTACTTTACGACCAGGCAAACCAGGGATCTCTTCATGTTTAATCTCGAAACTGCGCGGCGGCTCAAATTGATCGAAAGACGTTTCGGGTTTCGGTTTAGCACGACCTTTTAAAGCCTGAATAAGCGGCGAGTTTTCGTTCATGATGGAACCACCTTCCCCGTAAATTCCTTGATCTTTCCAACGGACAAAGTCTTAGCAATCCGCGCGGCTTGGGGGCTGTACGACTTCTTCGTTTTGCCCTTCTTCATCGATTCAGCTATTGCAAAAAGTTTGCGCTGCGCTTCTGATGTACTAGGCACGAGATCGCTCCTTCCACTGACGATGTATTTCTCGAATCCCTGGACGTTCTTTGTCAAACTGCTTGCGCCGGAACTCGCGGCTTCCTTCTGTCCAACTCTTCTCACCGACTTTCTGACTCCCGAGTTCCGAAACACCCATTTCTTTCATGACCTTGGCCTTCTGGGATCGACTGGTAAACTCCACACCAAGAGCCTGGGAATAATAGGGGCGCCCGTTCCAAAACACATCGGGCACAGGAACATCGCTAGAGGCTAAATCCCCACACTTATTGCAGCTCTCCACATAAAATCCTTCGTCACTCACGTAGCCGTGCGTCTGATACGCCTTGTCGTTTTGGCAACCCGAACAAATCATTTGGATATTGACTCCTCGGGCGTCAAAATTCCTGTGGCTTTTCCTTGAGCCTGGACGCCTTTTATCAACGTATCGATTTGGACATTCTGTGCCTGCGCATTGCGCTTGGCCGTCTCCGCTTGAACTTTCTGGGTGTTCACATCGGCTTCGGCAGACTGCATTTGTTGTTTCTGTTGAGCGACTTGACCCTGTTGGTCAAAGGCCGCTTCCAGGCCCTTGATTTCGTAGTCCTGCAAGAGTTCTTTTACGATCTCGCCAATGAACGGTGGTATCGAAGGAGCAGAGGCTAGAGGAACAGACATTTGATAAACCTTGCTTAAAATCTGATCGCGTGTGCCTTTATCAAGCGGTAACGTCGAACCTGCTTTCACGCTCACATCAAATTCTCCCTTAATGGCACTTTTGTCGAACTTGATTGTCTGCGAGGCTACATCATAGATCCCTTGATCTTGGAAGGCTTGAATCACTTCTTTAGGTTCTTTGCCCGTTACTCGCGCGTAGAACGGCACGTCAAAGTTGTTTTTCATCTGCATGATGAGTTGTCGCGCAATGTTTCCACAATGGTTCTCAATCCGGTCCTGTTTCCTGTCCGTACGGGCATCGGCTCCGCCTTTTATGAGCTGAAGCTCGCCTTCCGTGCGTGTGGAGGTTTTCGTCACGCCCCCTTGCATGAAAGAAGACTGTCCACGAATCCGATCGATCAAGGCATCTAGGCGATCGATGAGCATAAAGAAGTCCGGCGGCATCGAACCCCAATCAAGCATCTTGACGGCTTGCTGAATATCGCCAGTCGTCTTTGCAATAAGAATTGATCCTTCGATTCCCTTTTCATATTTATCAATTTCTTGCAGACCCATCGTTCCCGTTCTCATCAGCATCTGCCGGTTCCAGCGCTTGGCGAAGTTCAAACACATCGTAAAGAGCTTGATCTTTTCTTTGACTTGAGGCTCCCATGGAGCAACATCCGATTGCGGATATGGATCGTCAGGGATGTTGTGGAAAGAAAGCATCTGAAACGGAAACTCTTCTAAATAATCTGGCCACGGTCTTGGATCTTCTAAGAAACGGTCGTTAATCTCATCGGCAATGGTATAAACCATCTTCTCGTGAGCATCCCACACTTCATAGATCGCTGTGTAATTGAAGTCTTCTTTGTAGAGAATGTTCTTCATGTACTTCACATCGATCGATGGGTACGTGCTTCCCACTAGGCGTTTGGCGACTTTGGGATAGTCAACTTTGACATCATCGGTCGGTCGATAGATTCGCTGGGCGAGCCAGATATTGTCTTTGGGCGGGTTTTTACATCCCACGTTCATGTACATGTCTCGCCACGACACACGGTTGGCGTAAATCGAATCTTCCACAATTTGCAGAAGATCCCCTGACCCCGAAGTTTTGGTGTTGTTTCCGACTTTGTTCCAGGCGTGGCCCACAAACAAAGCGTCCGTAATTTCAAGTTCAATGTCAGCCTTTAACTTCAGCTCTTTCCAGAGATGATTGACTCCAGCCTCCAGAATATAGGCCGACAAAATGGTCGCGTTCTTCTTAGCATTCACCGCAATAAACGGATCTTTGTAGTAAAGGTTCGCCAAGGTTGCGTCTTTGTAGGCAAACATCTCATTGATCGGCGGGACTTGCGTGTTGCCTAACACCACGTCATACTGCCCCTTCAACTCATCCAAAAAGTTTTCCCAGCTGTTCTTGGAAGACACTTGATCCCGCCAGCGCTTAGACACCGAGATCCGGTCGTGCAACTTCTGCACTTGCTGAGGTTCTTTGAGTTTGGAAAAAGAACTGTTATCGGCCATTTACGCTCTCATGAAAAAAGTCGTGGTATTGTCCACGCCTGGTTGCCTGCTGAAAAGCCGCTTCCCACGATCCTGGGGGGATACCCTCTGCGGCCTGCGAATCGCCAGGCACAAGCAGGGAAAGCTGGGAAGCTAAAGCGTCAATTTCGTCGTCGTGTTTGCCCTTGGGGAACTGGAGAAGCTCCTCTTCGAGGCTCTTCATCCAGGGCGCATGAAACACCAGGCCGTCGCGGTAGAAAGGCTCTAAAGCCTTGATGCGAAACTCTTTGGATTCGTTTGTATTGCGCTTAAGCTCGGTGATCGGAAAGAAGACCCCTCGCTCCCGCATCTTCTCTTCGAGCCAGGACTTCAGCGCCTTCTGGTAAGCTACTGTTTCAAGACCTACCACAGACGGATGCCACTTCTGGTACGTGGTGAAAATGTTGTCGATTGACTCCGCAACTTTCCAATGGCCCTTGATCGCATCGAGCACGTAAATTTTGTAGTTCTCGTCCATTCCCGACACATTGATCGCAAAGTTATCTGAACTTTGTTTCTCAGAAATCGCCGGATCAATCGTCATGGACACAAACAAACGCGGAGGACGTTGGTCGTAGTACTTGAAATAGTCCTTCTTGAAAATCTGGTTCTCCGCATCGATAGGCGAGTTCATATATTGGCTGGAAAATTCTTCGCTCGGACGTTTTTTCAGGTAGTCGATATAGTCCATACAAGGCTGATCGGTGGACTGCCAGCTCTTCATCTTGGGATCGAACTTCTTCTGAAACTTCTTCGGAAAAATTATCTTGCCGTCTTCGACTACCTTGCGCACCGTGATGTCGTAATACTCCGATTCGTTATCAATGATGTACTGATACACGTCATCCAAGTGCCAGCGCGTACCAATCACCACAATCAAACCGCCTGGTTCAATCAAGTCGATCATCGAACGGTAATAACGTTTCACTTTCTCACGCTGCTCGGGCGTCTGGTAGTTCTTCTCGCCCTGTAAGTCGTCTAACAAAATAATGTCGTAGTGCGAGGAAGTCAGTTCAGCCTCCACGCCGCTAGTTCCGATAGTCGGAGCGGCCAAGGCTTTCCGCCTTTGCTTAATGACAATGTCATCTTCCCGCCAGCGCTCAGATATAAAATCGCCAAAGAGTTTTGGGAGATCCGTCTTTTCCGTGAGGAGCTGTTTGATTTCATAAAGCATTTCCCTCGATTTATCCCAAACCTGATTGGCAATGAGAATGCGAACATCGGGATTTCTGAGTAAGCTTTGGATAGCAAAACCTTTGGTCACCATCGCCGTCTTTAGATGACCCCGTGGCACCAAGAGAAGTTTTCGGATAGACTTTCGGTTGATGAACTTCTCCATGTCGTCATGCACCATGTCCCAGTCTTTGTAGCCCAAGATCTCCGTACACAGAAAATGTAAGCTCGTCTTGCAAGCCTCCCGCACTTGTTCTAACGAAATATCCATCAACTTCCCTCTGCGTTTTTGAGAAGCGCCCATTTGTCCCGTAGAACTGCTGGAAAGTCCATGTTCTGCGCGTGCCAGTTCGCTAACGCTTCGTTGCGGCGATAAAGCTGTTGAGTAGGCGAAAGAATCTGTCCCAACTCCTGCATCGCGGCTTTATCTTGCGGAAGAGATGAAAGCGAAACCCCCTCTGGGAAAATAGCGCCCGCTTCTCCTGCTAAGGTTCTAGGAGCACTCGCCGCCATATCCTGCGCCATCGCACCCAAGCCAGGAGTGAGCATGGCAAGGATTGCCTGCGTCACTTCAGGAGGCTGCTGGAGGCCTTGGGAGTCAAACTGGGCGGGGTTCAAGAACTCCGGTGGCGAACCTGCTAAGGCTTGTGCAATTTGAGTATGCCTAGACAATGACTACCGCCTTGTCGGGTTTGCCACCTTGAGATTCCCAATACTTCCAGTGTGCCTCGGTGATCCCTCGCTTGGCATCGTCTGTGTCATATTTATGATTGGTCGCACAATCTCGGCACACCCCAATCGGCATGACCGAGCCGTTAGACCATCGGACATCCACTTGATTGTGTTCTTGATTGAACTTCTTCGAGCCACACGTGGGACACGTGTCGGCAATATCTTTTTCGCATACACAACATTTACCCGCCTGACAAATCATTGGTCGCCTCGCATCAGTTTTAAAACAGCAACCGGGAAAAGGCCTCGAAACGTCGCAAACGTGCAAAATCCACACTGCGTCAGCCAGCCGTTAGCATCCTCCACCCATTGCATATATCCAAGATGCCTGCACAGCTCACAGCGCACAGGAACTCTCATGGTTCCTCGTCCAACTCTGTCTCAATACTCTTCTGTCTGTCCATCGCTCGCTTGACCGACTCCGGCGAGAAGTTGAAGTTGATTACGGTCTTGCTGCCTTGACCTTCTTCGCTGGCCCTGGGTTTCGGAGAGACCCGCTCCCCAAACGCCATAAACACCACCTGCTGATCCTTCGACAGATGTTTCTTGCCTTCCAGACAGTCATCCCCCATCTGCCACCATTTCCCGCCTTCAGCCCACTCGTTACGAATGTGATCTTTCAGGGCCCTATCTTCTAGCCACGCTACCGTCTTGGGACGCGCCAGAAACCGATCCGCTTCCTCCGGTGTCATGTGGGCTTTCGTGGCGGCTTCTTCGAGGGAAACTCCAAGTCGGTAGGCATTCAGGAAAAGGTACTGGCTGCGAGTGAAGTGAACAACGGAGGGAATTAATTGGCTGGCGTCGTAGAC